TTAGATCCGTGTCTTCCATGCGTATAACAAGTCCAGCGCGCGGCGTGGGCTCATATCATCCGGGTTGAGCTTAGATAACTCCTCCAGAATCGGATGCGGCAGGCTGGAAAAAAGATCACTTTGTTGTGGCTTGGCCGGCGTGTCTTTGTGCTGCTGCGCCATCTCATGGGGCAGGCTGCTGGTTTCCAAGCGTGCCAAATGCTCGCGGGCGCGCAGAATCACCGGCCCCGGCACTCCTGCCAGCTGCGCCACCGCTAAGCCGTAGCTCTGGCTAGCAGGCCCGGGCAGCACATGGTGAAGGAAGATAATCCGCTCGTTATGTTCGGTGGCGTTTAAGTGCACGTTGGCCACCAGCGGCTCGCTTTCCGGCAGTACCGTCAGCTCGAAGTAGTGGGTGGCGAACAACGTGTAGGCACGCAACTTAGCCAATTGCTCGGCGGCCGCCCAGGCCAGCGACAGGCCGTCGAAGGTGCTCGTGCCACGCCCCACTTCGTCCATCAACACCAGGCTGCGCTCGCTGGCGTTGTGCAGAATGTTGGCGGTTTCGCTCATCTCGACCATAAAGGTCGAGCGCCCGCCGGCGAGGTCATCGCTGGAGCCAATACGGGTGAAGATACGGTCGACCAGCGACAGCTCGCAACTGGCGGCCGGGACGAAGCTGCCGATATGTGCCAACAACACGATCAAAGCGGTTTGGCGCATATAGGTGGATTTACCGCCCATGTTCGGCCCAGTAATGATCAGCATGCGGGTGGCGTCATCGAGAGCCAAATCGTTGGCCACAAAGGGTGTGCTCAGCACTTGCTCAACCACTGGATGGCGGCCTTGCTGAATGCGCATGCAGGGTTCATCGACAAAGCGTGGGCGGTTAAGGTCCAGCGTCAGGGCGCGCTCGGCCAAATTGCTCAGGACATCCAACTCAGCCAAGGCGGCGGCGCTGTCTTGCAGGCTGCCGAGATGGCCAATCAGTAATTCCAGTAATTCGTCATACAGTTGTTTCTCCCGCGCTAATGCGCGGCTCTTGGCCGACAGGGCTTTATCTTCAAAGGCTTTTAATTCGGGGGTGATAAAGCGCTCGGCGCCTTTCAGGGTTTGCCGGCGGATATAGTCGGCCGGTGCCGACTCGGCCTGTTTGCTGGGCAACTCGATAAAATAGCCGTGCACCCGGTTGTAGCCGACTTTTAAGTTAGCGAGCCCGGTACGGGCTTTCTCGCGCGCCTCAAGGTCGATCAAAAATTGCCCGGCGTTTTCACTCAGCGCTTGATACTCGTCGAGTTCGGCGTCGTAGCCGGTTCGTAGCACGCCACCGTCGCGAATAATCGCCGGGGGATTGTCATTGATGGCGCTGGCCAAGAGTGAGGCCAGCTCCGGGTAAGTGCTGATGGTGCGTGCCAATGCCTGCAAATGCGGCGTGTCTAAGCTGCTCAGCGCTTGCTGTAATAATGGCAAGGCTGCCAGCGCATCACGCAGGCGGGCGAGGTCGCGCGGGCGGGCATTGCGCAAACCGATCCGGGCCAGAATCCGCTCCAGATCGCCAATCTCTTTTAGCTGTGGCTGCAGCGTTTCAAAGCGATAGGCTTCGAGCAGGCAGGCGATCGACTCTTGCCGCGCTTGCAATATTTGCAAGTCGCGTAGCGGTCGATTTAGCCAGCGGGTCAGCATACGACTGCCCATGCTGGTTTGGCAGCGATCAACTACCGATTGCAGGGTGTTCTCCCGCCCGCCCGCGAGGTTGGTATCGAGCTCCAAGTTGCGCCGACTGGCGCCATCCAGAATCACCGTATCGTCGAGACGTTCATGGTGCAGTTTGCGCAGGTGCGGCAGGGCGGTACGCTGGGTTTCTTTGGCGTAGCCGAGCAAACAGCCGGCCGCACCTATGGCCAAAGTCAGGTTCTCACAGCCGAAGCCCTTCAGGTCTTGGGTAGCAAACTGTTGGCAGAGGTTTTTCAGCGCCGAATCGCGTTCAAAATCCCAAGGTGCTCGGCGGCGTACACCGCGACGCTTTTCCGCCGGCAAACCCTGCGGCCAGTCATCGGGGATTAACAGTTCCACCGGGTTTAGGCGTTCCAGTTCGGCGAGTAGATTCTCCCAGCCGGGAATTTCCAACACGCTGAAGTTGCCGCTGGTGATGTCCAGCACCGCTAAGCCAAACAGACGTTCATCGCCGAGCACGGCGGCGATCAGGTTATCGCGACGCTCATCGAGCAGCGCTTCATCGCTGACGGTGCCGGGAGTGACGATGCGCGCCACTTGCCGTTCAACCGGGCCTTTGCTGGTGGCCGGATCGCCGATTTGCTCGCAAATCACCACCGACTCGCCGAGCTTAACCAACTTGGCCAGGTAACCTTCGGCGGCGTGATAAGGAATGCCGCACATCGGAATCGCCTGGCCGGCAGACTGGCCGCGTGAAGTCAGGGTTATGTCCAATAACTTGGCGGCCCGCTTGGCGTCTTCGTAAAAGATCTCGTAGAAGTCGCCCATGCGATAAAACATTAGCAACTCAGGGTGCTGACTTTTCAGCTTCCAGTACTGTTGCATCATGGGAGTGTGTGAGCTTAAATCTTGAATTGCTATATTCATCAGGTACTTAGCGCGATTTGTTAGAAGTTGTGGGGCAGTATTGGGGCGTTTCACTTTAGTTTTTGCATGCCGTTCCAGATGTGTAACAGCTCATCTGGGGACTCGTCGTCCATCCACTTTGCGTACACCTGGACCAGCATGGTGAAGTCTTTGTGTCCCATCTGCTTGGAGATAAAAGCAAGATTACCACGGGCCGTTAGGCACCAGCAGGCATAGGTGTGGCGGGTTTGGTACGGGCGGCGTGGGCGGATTTCGGCACGGCGCTGGATGTTTGCCCACTTGGTGTTCCAGGCGGTTGGCGCAAACCATGGGTTCACCGTCTTTCTGCGTGCTTGAATGCTGGGTGAAAGCAGGGGGGTGACCGTTTCTTGCTTGGTCTGGTGCCGGTTGAGGTAGATGGTAATTGTTTGGCTAGGTATGCCTGCGGAGATGGCCAATAGGATTTTACAGGCCTCAAGGGCAGGCGGCAGCAGCATGATGGTGCGGGGCTTGCCGGTTTTTGGGAGCTTGAATGTATTGCTGCCGGTAATGGCGCGGGTGATTCTGAGCAGCCCGGCTTCGAGGTCGATGTCTTCACGTGCGATCGCGCACAACTCACCGGGGCGCAGCCCTGTGTATACGGCTAGCGTGACGGCGGCCGAGTCCATAGGGTGCAGGCATCCTTTCTCAATAAGTAGCTTGAAGTCGGCCTGTGTCAGTGGGTCGGGTTCTGCATCGCTCATCTCAAAGCGTGTACAGGCGGCGGCTAGCCCTGCTTTGCAGTAGCCGTTGCTTTCACACCAGCCAAGAAACCCGGCCAGCGTGGCGAGGTAATGGTTGGCGGTCGATGTCGCGCGCTCCTCAATCAATTCCACCCGTAGTTTCTGGATGTCCTCGGGTAGCAGCAGGCTGGCCAGCCGATCTTTGCCGAGCAGTTCAACGCAGATGCCGAGCGCCCAGCCGTATCGCCGCTCGGTTTCGGCGGTGATGTCCACGGCCTTCAGAGGTTTGTAGCGCTCGAGCAGGGCGTGCAACCGTTCGTCTTTGGTGTTGCTGTAATTGCCAGCGTGCTTGGAGTCTGGGAAGTGGCGGGCATAGTCAAATGTACTCAGCTTGATCTCATGCAAAATCGCAGCCCTGAGTTGGGCTGCGTGCTTGATGTTGGCTTTGGTGATGGGGAGACCAAGTGACTCGCGACATCGGCGCCTGCGCCACATGAATGTAATGCGCAGGTTGCTGCCGTGGATCTCTACGCCTTTATGTTTCTCCAGTTCGGCCTCTAAGCCGCATGCTGGGGGGCGTTCTCGACCCATTTGTCGACCTCCTCAATGTTGATAAATATCCGGCCGTCGCTGGCTTTACGCCAGATCCGACCCTGCGGCCAAGTGCCGTTTTTGGTCTTGTGCCGTAGGGCCTCTTCGCTATAGCCAGTCAGTTCGGCTGCCCGCTTAATTAGCACCCAGCGAGGAAGGCTCATGCCGCCACCCTCTGCCGGTGCGTGGTGCTGAGCAGCTGCATCAGCCGATGGAAGTAATTCACGGTAGCCTGAGTGGTGCCCCATGGTTGGATAATGGTGGTCATGGGTTGGGTGCCGGCGAGGCATGGCCATGCGTCCGGATGGTTTGGCATTAGGTCGCGGCGTTCGGTGGCCAGCGCAATTAGGTCGGCGTCGTGTACGCAGGGTGGCAGTTCTGGCTCAAGGTCGAACTGTTCGCAGATGGCCAGCCACACGCGCTGCTCGATGTCGGCGAAGGCGGGCACTAGTTGCTTGAGCGGGCGCACTAGATCACCGACATAGGCTTCGGTGGCGTCATGCAGCAGTGCGGCCAGTTGGTGCTCGGCCGGTACCAGATCGGCGACGATGCAGCAGTGCTGGGCGACCGAGTAAAAGCCACGGGTGTGGCCGTTGAAGCGGCACTGGTGGGCAAGGCTGTGGGCGATGTCCATTGGGTCGATCATGGCGGCGGTGGGTGCCAGCAGCTCGAAGCGCTTGCCGGTTAGGGTGAGTATCCAGCTCATGCTGCGGTCTCCAGGCTTTCCCCATCGACTAGGCGCATGGCTTCCTCGAAACTCATGACTCGGATGTGCGGCGGTAGGCCAAAGGGGGCGGCGCTGTTGGTAAGCGCCAAGGTATTGATACGCGGTAGCGAGATGTCTGGGTGCCACTCGTCTCGAATATCTGTCAGACCTAGCGCTGCGGCGATGGCTTGGGCGTTGCGGGTTTTGCCGCAGGCCATAGGGCCGTAGACCAGCACGCTGCGGTTGCTGGTGGGCAGCTCGGCCGGTTTAGCGGCATTCAGTGAGACTCGCAGACGCTCAACCATGTTGAGTGCGTTCTGCTGCAGGGTGCGGGCGAAGCGGGCGTGGTCGTCGGCGCGTAGGCCGTCGAAGGTGGTGGCGGCGAGCTGTAACTTGCTGGAAATGGCGAGCAGTACGGCTTGGTCGTCGGCGGTGAAGGGGTTAGCGCGGCGGGCGAATAGGCAGATGCGCTGATCGCAGTCGAGCATGATGGCTTCAAGGGCGGTGCGGTGCTCGCGCCGCTCGATCTCGCGCAGGCTTTTGAGTTGCTCGGCGTCGTCGCGGTATTGGCGAACGCGCGCGTTGGCTTCGGCAAACCCTGCTGACTTGCCCGCGCTGTGGCCTGTTGCATGGCCTTCGGCGGTGCCATCTTTGCGGCCGGACATGTAGCCGCCCCAGTAGAGCAGGCCGATGACGGCGAAGATGGCGATTAGCGCCAAGATGTTCAGGATGTGTGCTTGCATGTGCTGTGCCTCTGTAAGCCTGCCGCCGCGAGTGGTAGTGCGGCGGCAGGGTGTGGGTGGTGGTTAGTTGCCTGGGTTGAAGTTACCCAGCGTCAGGATTGCAGAGCCGCCGACTTCTTTGGCCAGTACGCCTTTGAACTCTTGGGCGATCTCTTCGCGCTGCTGCTCTTCACCGACCCAGCGAGGTTTGAGGGTGGGTTTTTCGGCGCCGGTCAGTACGCTCAGGCGCAGGGTGAACACCCGCACGGCCAGCCCGTCATAAGGCACGATGTTGAAGTGCAGTGCGGCAGGGAGGGTGTCTTGGCTGGCAGCTTCGATCGCATCCATCGAGCTACGGTTGTTGCTGAAGTTACCCTCGGCGTGATTGCGCTCGGCACTGGCCTTGATGGTGATGTTGCGCACGGCGGCGATGGCTTGAACGATGGTCAGTGTTTTGTCTTCGCTATCGGTGGCGGTCAGCTGCGGGTGCCAGTCTTCCATCCACTCGGCCAGTTCTTTCTGGGTTTGCGGTTCACCGGCGAGAGCGCGCAGGGCTTTGTAGGCGGCAGTCGGCTTCAGCTGCAGGGTGGCGGTGTCGTCGGCGTGGCCGGGCACTAGCTCGTCGCCGAGGTTGAAAAACACGCGACAGCTCATGGCGTCTTGATCAACAAAGCCTTTGGCTGCTGGCCCATTGCGGCCAATTACGTAGTCGGCGAAGTCATGCAGGCTGTTGGTGCTCAGGGCGCCACGAAAGCGTGAGCGGCCAGCCTCGTATTGCTCAAGGCTCACCAGCTTGACGTCGCCGGGTAGCAACGCCAATGGCGTGTTGGTCTCTGGTGCGCCGCTGGCGGCGATGGCTTGGGCGATGATCAGTTGCAGGGTGTCTTTGCTGAACATGGGTGCTTCCTTGGTTTATTGATTGAGCGTTAGCTGCGGTGTGGGTAAGGGCGCGCTTAAACTTCGCGAGCATTGACGGGGGTGTCTTCACGCTTGAAGAGCTGATCCGTCGGGTTGCTCTGGAACAGTTCAAGGCCGTTCGGGGTGACGTACAGCGGCGTGTCGAGGGTGGTGTCTTCGCGTTTTTTGCCGCGCTTGGTGGGTTGCACGTAATCCAAGGTGTGGCTGACGGCGACCTGATTGCTCTGGCCGATTTGCTTTAGCTTGAAGGTGAGCGTGACCTGGCCAACTTTGCCGTGGTCGATCACGCCGCCGGCGACATCGGACAGCGCGTGGCCTACTTGCTGGGCGAACACGCCAGCGTTGAGTGAGTTCAAGAACTCGTTGGTATCGGTTGCTTTCATGTGCTGTGCCTCTCTTGCTGGTGGTGGCCGTGGTAGGGCCGGGTTATGCCGCTTTTGCGGCTGCTTCTTGGCGGTTAAGCCAGTCGGCAAGGTCGTTTAAATAAATGATCCAAGTGCCGCGTTTGGAGCTGGGGTCGAGCGGTTGAATCTTGATGTCGATGTGTTTGGCGGTGATCTTGCGGCGCAGGTGCTTCATTGAGCCGATGTGCTTCAGGTGGTCGGCCAGTAGCGTTTCCACCGTGATGTAGTTAGCCGGGTAATGGCGGCGCAGTTGTTCAAGCGTTGTCACGCAGGCCTCCCGTGTTGTGTGGCTCCCCGCGCCCCACCGGGAAGCTGGCGGCTATTAGCTGGGCAAGGCCGTCGATGGTTTTGCCGATTTGCCGGGCCACCACGTTGCCGTGGGCGTCGGTGATTACCGCGCCAAATGGCGTGGCCGGGGTGAGCGTGAGGGTTACGTGCGGCAGGTGGCCGCGTGGTGTTACGGCCAGCAGCGCGCAGTACAGCGGGCCAAGGTCGGCCACTTGGCCGGGGGTTTGCGCCTGCAGGCGCTCGATGGCCTCGGTGCTGGCGGCGCGCACTACGTCGCGGGCGATGACCGTTGGGTGGTCGAGGTGCAGGCTGACCAGTTTGAGCGCGCCGATGGCGTGTTGGGCGGCGGTCGGCTTCATGCTGCTGCGTCCTTTTGGGTTACGTTGATGCCCAGTTGCTGTGCCAGCCAGCCCATGCCCTGTTCCGTTACCATCACTACGGCGTAGTGGCTGTAGGTGCGGATATTCGAGTTCCAGCGGCTGCGGGTGTCGGTGTACAGATGGCCTTTATCGCGATGCTTGCAGGCCAGCTCGCCCATTTGAGTTAGCACGCCGAGGTTGCGCAGCTTTTGGCGCAGCGCGGTTGGCTTAAGGCCGAGCACGGCGGCAGCTTGGGTAAGGGTGCGGTTCATGGCGGCTGGCCTCAGGCTGCTGAGCGCAAGGCTTGGCGGCGCGTGAGGATCAGCATCATGTGATCCAGCTGGGCATAGAGGTGCGGCAGATCGGCGTCGTTATGGATAACAAAGTCGTTATCGTGAATAGCAACGCCGGCCTCGCTGATGTGCGGGTTTACCGCCGCAGCGTCTGGGCGCAGCAGGTGCAGCACGGTGCCGCCTTGGGCGCGAATCCACGTGGCCTCATTCTCAAAGCGCACGTCGCTGATAACAAAGCCCTGCAGCCATTCGTTGTTGAACTCCAGCGCGGCGTCGAGGTGCTGGCGGGCCAGCAGCAGCCATAGGTCGTTGTGTACCAGGTGGCGGCCCCACTCGGTGCCGAGTAGTTGCATCAGCTCACGCGGGGATTTGCCGATGTTGGCCAGTGGTACTTCTTTGAGTGCGCCGTTGAGCTGCTCTTCGGTCAGGTTGAACATCAACTGCAGGGCCGTTTTAAGCGGTGCAGCAAAGGCGTAGGCAATAAAGGCGTATTGGCTGGCGAGGTAGTTAGCCGCGGTGTCTTTGCCGGTGCGGGCGAGGCCGTGCAGGCCGATAAGGATCTGTTTCATGCTGCGGCCTCCAGCTGTTCGGTGTGCAGGTAGGGCTGCAGCTGATTGATAACGGCCTGTAGCTCCCGCTCGCACTGTGCTTGCTGTTCGTCTGGTGGCTGCCAGTCCCGGCGCTGTAGGTCGTATGGGGCATCTATGCGCAGTATTACCCCTGCTTTAATGCTCTCGCTGGAGGTGAAGTCGCTATCAGGCTTGCGGATGCAGACGTATACCGTGGTGGTATGGGCGGTAAGGTCACAATCCGCAAGGAATTGGCCTTTTGCGGTGATGTGCAGGCACATGGTGGCGATCTGTAGCAGCAGAAGTTCGATGGCTTCGTTCATGCTGCGCTCCCTCCGTCCCATGGGCCTTGTGTGGCCGGACGGTGGGTCAGTGCGCGGGTCGCAGTTTTAAACTCGCAGTCGCCATCACGCGCCAAGCGGCGCACTTCGAAGATGCGGTTGGGGTTGCTCACTGCTGGGTGAATGAACACCTTGCAGGGGGTGTTGCTGTGCTGTGCTCTCATGGGATCGCTCCGTAACCGTGGTAATGGGTACGGATTGAATTTACCTGATGGTAAATATAAAGATCAACACCTTCGGGTAAATTTATTTTTTATGGGTATAAAAAACCCCGCTCGGTGGCGGGGTTCGGTGGGCGTGTGTGGCGTTACTTCAGTAGCCGTGCGAGGCCAAACGCTATTGTGGTTGCGACGCCTGTCATGGCGAAGGATGTTGCGATAAACCACTTAATGAGGCTTGTCTGATGGTTTGCCATATCGGTTTTGAGGTTAGCTATATCGCTGTGAGTGGCCATATTCGACTCTACCGACTCAAGGCGGGTCTCAATCCGAACCATCCTGAGTTGAATATCTGTCGATAGCTTCTCAAGCGTTGCGACCCTAGCTTCCACGTTACTTCCTCCCGGCGGTGTGCCTGACCCATTATTGTCTCCGCCGCCCCGATTGTCACGTTTACCGCTATCAGGGTGGATATCTGGGAACAGCGCTACGTTGTCAGACATCGGATTGAGCCTCTTTTGTAACGTGCATTTCAACGTAGGCAGCGGCGATGAGTTTCATCGAGCCGCACTGGCGGCACGTCATGTTAAAGCACCATTGCGCCATGCCAGGTGCGTTAACCACGGTGAGATTTAGAATGGTCGGTGTGTCGTTTATGGTGGCTAAAATCCAGTCAGGGGAGTGGCAGGTTGCGCATGGTGTGTCATGCCCCATTGCAGTGACGGCGGCTTGCACTTGCGCGGTTGTTAGTTTCCGAACCGCTTCGCCCGAGTTCGGTGGGGTCTCTATGCTCATATGGCCTCAGTACTTGATCTTGCTTGGTGGCACGATGCCGCCCACATGATGAATTTGCTCGACGTCTTCACGCGGGATAGTTAGGCGGCCGTAGCCGTCATTGACTGCCATGAGGCTGACTTCATCGGCGTTGGCGTAGAGCAGTTCCTTAACCATGCACTCACCGTTAGTGCGGCGCACCATCACGTATTCGCTGGGGATTAGTGCGTGGTTAGGCTCGCACCACACCACCCAGCCGCTGCGAATGGCCGGGGCCATCGAGTCGCCTCGCACGCGCAGCGAGTAGGCGTCCGGGTCGCTGCTGGGCACGTCTAGCCAGCCATCGGTTGTGGCGATCGCATCCCAATATCCTTCTGGGCCCAATTGAGCGGTTCCTACTATTTTTGTGCGGCGAAAAGGTCGAGAAAAAGTAGGGCCTTCTTCAAGTGTGGCGAGAGGTGTCCCGAGCAAATACATGTGTAAAGGGGAGTCGATACCCGGCTCGGCGTCCAAGGCGCAGGCGGGCAGGGAAAGTGACTGCTCTACATGACGTGCAAATTTCTCGCCGATAGTCTTGTGATGGGCGTTTCCTGTAATCAGGCAGCGGGAGATGTAGCTCGGTTGCCTGTCAATAGATGAAGCTAAAGCGGCCTTGTTGCCATTAAATTTGGCTTCAAGGATTGCGTTCAAGTTGCGGCGTCGAATTTCGTACATGTCCATATCCGAATAATTACCTTTTGGTGTGCGCTAGTAAATTTCCAAAAGGGGTTGACTGTTATTTACCTAGTGGTAAATACTGGCCGCGAATTAGCGAAGGAGTCTCGTGATGAGGCCAAGAAATCAGAAGCTCTTGGACTGGCTTAGAGTTGCTACGGACGATGAAATTAGTAAGACGGGGAGTACTCGCTCCTACTTGCAGGCCATTGCCTATGGATACAAGACGGCGGGCGCAAAAGTTGCTGCTGCTCTTGAGCTGGTAACGGATCGAAAAGTTTGCCGAGTTGATCTTCGTGACGACTGGGCTCAGGTCTGGCCTGAGCTGGTAACAAATAAGGCTGCAGCTTGAGTTTGGTCCCAGCATTTTGCCCGGCCCCCTACCGCGGGGTTTAGCAAACGCAACACACGCATCAAACCCGCCGCGGCACAGCACTAAAAACCACGGCGGCGGGCGCCGGCACCGGGAGCACTACCAGCAGACCGGGGCCGGCACGGGGCACCAGAATAATAAGCCTGACGCCATGGCGGCCGGCGCAATAGAGGTCGGGAACCAGGGTTACTCGCAAAAGTAAACGCCCCTGGCCCCGACGGACCGGTGAAGTAGGGTTACCAAGCCTTACAACACCTCAACAGCGTCACCCCTGAGGCACAGCACGTACGGAGGGGGTGGCATCTGCCGTAGCCATAGAATAGGGGATTGCCCGGTACTGTGGCTATGGCGTTGGCGGGGGATTAACACCAATGCGCATAGATCCACTTCGGGACGCTGGTCCCATTCTTAACCTTGGGCAAGCCATAGACCGAGATTGCCGCGATTCGCGCGGTGGCTTAACGGCGGTTTGCGCCATCCTTGGCGAGCCTTATGACGGGTTTCAAAAGCGTCTGTCGGTTTCATACCCTGCCCATCATTTGCATGTAAACGACTTTGAACGCGTGCTTGAGCTGGTGCGCGGCCCCGCCGTGCGCCAGTGGTTCGAGCGCATGTATGGGTTGATTGGCTACCAGCCAGCGCCAGTACCCAACACGCCTGCAGCCATGCGGGCGTTGGCGGTGGTGGCGGCCGGCGAGGCGGGCTTTGTGTTCAGCCTGGCCGAGGGCGTGGCGGACAACCGCTGGGAGCGGCACGAGGTTGAGGATTTGGAGCAGCACGGGTTTGCGCTGGTGTCGCAGCTGCTGGCCATCATGGCCGGCGCGCGGCAGGCGATGGAGGGCGCGGCCGATGTCTGATTTGATTGATCTCGCCAACGACCACGCCGACTACCTGCTGCAAGTGTCGATCGCGCAACACCAGCGCCGGACTGCTGGCCATGCCGCCAGCGCCGAGTGGTGCGAATCTTGTGGGGTTGATATCCCCGAGGCTCGCCGCGCTGCGGTGCCGGGCTGCCAGACCTGTATTGATTGCCAGCAGCTGCGGGAGCGGCGTGTATGAGTGATCGCGTGCCGCTGACGGTTGCTGACCTGCAAGAGCTGTTGAGTTACATCCCCGCCGATGACCGTGACACTTGGGTGGCGGTGGCCATGGGGGTTAAATCTGAGTTTGGCGAGGCAGGGTTTGATGACTGGCTCGACTGGAGTAAGAACGATAAGTCGTTTGATGCCGCTGCTGCGAAGTCGGTCTGGAAGAGCTGCCGCAAGGGTGGTAGCGGCGCGGGCCGGTTGGTTAACTTGGCTAAAGCCAATGGCTGGGCCCCACGCCGCGAGCCGATTACCGTCGAGGAAAAGCGCCGGTTGAATGCCGAGGCTGAGGCGCGCCGGGTGGCCCGCCAAGCCGAGGTTGAGGCCGATGAGGCGAAGCTTGCGGTAATGCGTGAGGCGGTGGCGGTGGCCTGCCAGTTGATTTGGGATAAGCACTGCAAGCTGACGGGCGATAGCGCCTACTTAACCCGCAAGGGCGTGCAGGGTTTTGGCGTTGGCTTCTTCACGTACACCGTGGTGCTGAGCATTGATGATGCTCGCCAGCGCTGTGATGTGTGGGCGGGCAGTGAGGTGAAGTCGTTTTTTAATAACCTGCCCAAGCCTCGGCCGGACTCGCATTCGTTTTTGATGTTCAAGGCCGGCAGTGTGGCGGTGCCGCTGCGCGATGCGGCGGGCAAGCTGTGGAGCCTGCAGGCGATCAATGAGCAGGGCACCAAGTTGTTCCCCAAGTACGGCCGCAAGAGCGGCTGTTTTCATTTGATCGGCGATATGCCGACAGCGCGAGCCCTGTTTATTGCTGAGGGCTACGCGACAGCGGCCAGCGTGCACGCAGCGTTGGGCGAGCCAACGGGTGTGGCGATCGACTCTGGCAACCTGCTACCGGTGGCGCGCACCTTGCGTGAATTGCACCCGCAGATCCGCATGGTGATTGCCGGTGATGATGACCCAACCAAACCGGGCAACCCGGGCCGCACCAAAGCTGAGGCTGCGGCGCTGGCGGTTGGCGGTGTGGCGGTGTTCCCGGTAATACCTGGGGAGGCTGCGTAATGGCTGATTGGAATGATTTGCAAGCATCGTGGGGTGTTGAGGCGGTAGCGCAGCAGTTGACGGCGGTGTTGTTGGCTGAGCTTCCCCGTGCCCCATCGGTTGTGGAGCCCGCGCTGCAGGCGGCACCTGCAGCTAACGGGGGGGCGGGGGAGGCGTTGACCAGCGATCAGGTGCTGCGGCGTTATTCGCTGGTTGAGGGCACGACGAACGTTTGGGATATCGACCGTGCGGCGACGATGAAGAAGTCGGCGTTTGAGCTGCGCGTTGGTAAGGCGCTGGCCAAAGAGTGGCTGGATAACGTCGGCAAGCGCGTGGTGACGGCTGAATGGGTGCGTGACCTTGATCAAGCCCGGCGCATGGCGGGCAAGAAGGGCGGCGCACTCGGTATGCCGCCGCTTGAGCGCTATGTGTATATCGATGGCACCAAGGACGTTTGGGATAAGCAAAAGAAGCGTCGTGTGCCCGAGGGCGCGGTGAAAATGGCGCTGGGCGATGCTTATGCGCTGTGGCTGAACAATGCCGAGCGGCAGGTGGTGGATGTAAACAATATTGTGTTCGACCCAACCATGCGACGCGGTGCGGATTACATCAACACGTTTGAGGGTTTGCCGCTTGAGCCGCTGCGCGACGATGCGGCGTGCGAGAACTTGCGCTGGCTGATCTCGTTTTTGTGCAATCACGATGAGGCGTCATGCGCATGGTTGCTCAAGTGGATGGCGTACCCGTTGCAGCACCTGGGCGCGAAAATGGACACGGCGGTGCTGATGCACTCGATCATGGAAGGCTCGGGCAAAAGCCTGTTGTTTTCTGATGTGATGGGGATGCTGTACGGCCAGTACGCGGCAACGGTTGGGCAGACGCAGCTTGAGTCGAACTTCAACGCTTGGCAGAGCGGCAAGTTGTGGGCGGTGTTCGAGGAAGTGGTGTCACGCGATCAGCGTTACAACCAAGTGGGCAAGATCAAGCATCTGATCACCGGCAAGACGGTGCGGATGGAGAGTAAGTTCATCAACGGTTGGGAAGAGAGCAACCACATGAATGCGGTGTTTCTCTCGAACGAGATTCTGCCGTGGCCGATCTCTGAGAGCGATCGGCGGATGTTGGTGATGTGGCCCGAGGCGACGTTGCCTGAGGTGCGGCAGAAGGCCATTGGCCGTGAGCGTGAGACTGGCGGGGTGGCGGCGCTGTATGCGTGGCTGCTGGCGATTGACTTGGGCGATTTTGACCAGCGCACGCGACCACCTTCTACTGCTGCCCGTGAGCGACTGGTGGCGTTGAGCCGAGCCGGTTGGCAGACCTTTTTGACGCAGTGGCGCTTTAGCGAGCTGGGCAATGAGCTGTGGGGGGCGTGTTTGTCGAGCGATCTGTATGCGTTGTTCTTGGAGTGGTGCCAGCGCAATAAAGAGCACGCGATGAGCCATACCAAATTCAGTTTGTTCATCAATGCCGAGGTTGAGAAAACTAAATCGATCCCTTGGACGGATGGTAACAACCGGCGGTTTGGGGTGTTCTTCTTCCCGGACGACCCGCTGTCTTCCCAGCCCCCATCTTTGAAGGCGCCGGCGCTTGGCCAGATGGTTGAGGCATGGCGGGCGAAGGCGCGGTTGGCGGGCTGGCATGTGGATGCGTGGGATCACGTTAGAGGGTATGCAGCATGACTACGGCCAAAAGTGTGTTGGGTGTGTTGGGTATGTGTTGGGTTGGTTTTGGCTACCCAACACAGGTTAAGGCCAATGACTGCGCGGCTTTGCGGGCGGTGTGTTGGGTGTGTTGGGTTTGCGCTCGCGTGCGCGCATGCGTGTTATTTATTGCAGCAGTTTTAAGCACATTGTTTTTTTCTTATGCGAGGGCTGAAAAACCCAACAAACCCAACACACTCAACACAAATAACGTCAAAGCATTGTTTTTAAAGGGTTTTAGCTGTGTTGGGTTTGTGTTGGGTTGGCCTGTTTTGTGTCGGGTTGGGGGTGCAGCATGATCGAAGCCATGGAAACCCTGCTGTTAGCCTGGGGCGCAGAGGTAGTCAGCCCGCGCTTGGACGTGAGCATCCGTTCACCACTGGCAGCAATGAGTGATGACGCGCCGGGCGGCGGCACTGGCGGTTCGCGCTGCCTATCAACGGTTGAGTGCGCGGTGGTGATGACTCGGGCCACGGCGGCGGTGGATGCGGCGCTGCTGGCGATGGCCAAGGATGAACCACTGGGGCTTGGCTCGCGTGGGCGGGTGTTGTGGCGGTTGGCGGGCCTGCGCTATGCCGAGCACCCTCGGTTGCAGGTGGCCGAGCAGTGCCGGCTGCTGGCGGTGTCGGTGCGCACTTACCGCACGCGGGTGGATGAGTTGCATGTTGAGTTGGCGGCTGGGTTGCCGGGTGTGGTGGCGGCGCGAGTACTTGCTGAACAGGCGGTGCCAGCTTATGCGGCTGGCCAAGCGCGGTTGAAGAAGGCAAAGGCCGCTGAGCGTGAGTCGGTGGCGGCTGTTAAGCGGCGGCGGATGGCAGGTAAGGCGTATGGCCGTGCGCTGCTGGCCTCAAAAGATGGCGCGGCGTGATGACCGTTTGTCTGGCCGACTTGTCGCGAAGCGGGCACGAAAGGCGGCGAAGCGGGCACGAAAGGAACTGGCGTTTTTCCCCCGTTGCCGCCATTGCATGTCAAGGGGTACAAGGTGGGCAGGTTTTATAGCTGCGTCTGCAGTAACCACCCCGCACTGTGCTGGTGCTCTCGACCGGTCCCCCGCACCGGTCACCCCAAACCCCGCTTCGGCGGGGTTTTCTATTCCTGCTGCTGGCCTTTGCTGAGGCCGGCAGCCTTGCTCGCGCGTCAGCGGGTTTTTTTATTTGGTGCCTTGGAGGCCATGCATGTCGACTGAGCAGCAGGTACAGCAATCGCTGGCCGACCTTCCAACGTGGCTACTGATCCTTGTCGCACTGGCCGGCCTGACCGGTGAGATGTGGCGGGCTGATGCGGCCGGCATGGCGGTCGGTGTGCTGATCAAGCGCGTACTGCTGCGCTTCGGTGCCTCGGCCATGTTCGGCATCGCCACAGTGTTGTTCGCCACGGCGTGGGGTTCGAGCCTTTCGGCTGCTGCTGCCTTGGGTAGCGTGGTCGCGTGCCTCGGCGCCGATGTTGCCAGCGGCCTGTACGAGCGCTGGCTGGCCAAGAAGGCTGGCGTGTGTGAAGTGCCGGGGCCGGACAAGCAGCCGTGAAAGCCCGCATTGATGCCAGTGGATTTGGCGAGGCGCTGGTTGTATTAGGTCAGCTGACTGGCGATCTGCCGGGCCGTGCTTTGGCCGATGCACTGAACCACACAGCCAACCAGGCACGACTAGCACTCACTGTTGAGATGACCAATGTATTCGACCGGCCCACACCATTCACGTTGAACGCGGTGCGGGTGTTGAATGCAACGCCCAAGACACTGGCCGCCGCCGTGTGGGTCAAGGACGAGAAGTCCGGAGCCACCAAAGGCATGGCCCCTGAAGACTTGGTGGCACCGCAGGTGTTCGGCGGTGCGCGGGTCGAGAAGAAGAGCGAGACCTTGCTTCGAGCCAAGAACATCCTGCCTGCCGGCATGTTCATCGTCCCTGCTGCTGGGGCCAGGCTGGATGCCTACGGCAACCTCGGGCGCGGGCAGATGATGCAGATCCTCTCGGGCTTGTCGGCGGCCGAGGGCACATCAGGTTATACGGCCAACGCCTCGGACAAGTCGCGCTCGGTTCGCAAGGGGCACGCTGCGGCCTTCTTCGTTATGCGCCGGGGCAAGACGCCTATCGGCATAGCCGAACGTCGAGGCAAGACGGTGGTGATGGTGTTGGCGTTCGTTAAGCATCCGCAGTACCGGAGCCGCCTGGACTTCCATGGCGTGGTGGAGCGAGTGGCTGACGCCAACCTCGAAGCCAACATCGACAAAGCCATCACTGATGCCTTGACTGGCAACCTGCCTGCCAACTTCAAGCGCAGACCCTCTGCCTAGACCGCCGTCGCCACCTTGGGTGACTGGCGTGCTACATCCCATGCCGGTCAGGGGCCCCTGGGGCGTTTAAACCGACAAGGGTAATTCGGGCCACGTTTCTTTGTTAGCGGCTGGGTTGTGAAGTTAGTTAACAGCGGTGAACTGGTTAACCGCAGCAGTTAAACGGTTAACAGGTGATGTAAATGAATGAACTCAGCAAGTCTGAATTCGCGGCTGCACGTGGTTGGTCGCGGCCTTATGTCTCCAAGCTGGCTAAGCAGGGCCGTCTGGTGATCACCGGCGATGGCAAGGTTGATGTTGCCGCTACCGATGAGCTACTCGGCGCGACGGCTGACCCCAGTAAGACGGGGGTTTCTGATCGGCATGAGCGTGAGCGCATCGAACGCGGCGTCACTGTGCACGTCAAATCAGGCGCACCACTTACTGCGCCGCCAATACCGGGCGCGCCGGACTTCCAGAAAGCTCGGGCGCATCGCGAGCACTATCTGTCCCTGCTTGCCGAAGATGAATTTAGGAAGGGCCACGGCCAGCTGGCTGAAGTTCCAGCGGTTGAGCATGCGGCCTTTGCAACTGGCCGCATGCTTCGTGACTTGTTGCTCGGGTTGCCCAAGCAGATCAGCCCAGAGCTGGCGGCCTTGAGCGATTCATGGGAGGTCGAGCGCCACCTTACTGCCGGTATTCGCCGTGTATTGGAGGATGCCGAACGGGTCAGCGCCTCGGATCTGGAAAACGCACTCAAACCAACGAACTGACAACCATGCCCGAATCATATGCTGACGGTACCGCCACGTACCGGGCGGCATATATGCGCGGCTTGCGCCCTGATCCTGAGTTATGGATCGATCAGTGGGCTGATGAGTACATGCGCATCCCGCGTGAGTCCGGTGCTGCTGAGCCTGGCCCCTATCGGACCGATCGCACGCCCTACGCTCGCGAGCCGATGCGTTGTTTGTCACCGGCTCACCCATGCAAGCGCGTGGTCACCATGGTGGCCTCGCAGCTGATGAAGACGCAGATCGCCCTCAACTGGATCGGCGGCTGCATCCACATGGCACCGTCGAACATCCTGATGCTGTTGCCCACGCTCGGCTTGGCCAAGCGTGTCTCGGCGCGTATCGGTCACACCATCGACGCCACGCCCGTGCTGCGCGAAAGGGTTGCAAAGGCCCGCTCACGCGATGCCCGCAACACCATGGACACCAAAGAGTTTGAGGGTGGCACCCTGTACGCGACCACCGCAGGCTCTGCGGCCAACTTGGCCGAGCTGGCGGCGCGTTTTGTTTACGGCGATGAAGTCGATCGTTGGGATGTGGACGTCGACAACGAAGGCGACCCCATCGAACTGGCGGAAACCCGTACCTCGACGTTTGGCCGCAACGCCAAGATTTACTTTTCCAGCTCGCCGACTATCAAGGGCGCTTCGCGGATCGCCGACCTCTTCGCGGAGAGCGACCAGCGCCACTACTACGTGCCTTGCCCGCATTGCCGCGAGATGCAGGTGCTGGAGTGGGAAAACCTCAAGTACACCGATGACTACAGCTGCGTGCAATACCTCTGCGCGAACCCTGAGTGCGGCTGCTTGATTGATGAACACCACAAGGGCGCAATGCTCGCCGCCGGTGAATGGCGCGCCCATGCCGAAGGTGATGGCGAAACAGTCGGCTTCTACCTGAACGCGCTCAATGCGCCGCTCGGCTGGGTCAGCTGGTTGGGCTTAGCCAAACAACACGACAAAGCCAAAAGAGCGCAGGACAAAGGCGACCTTGAGCCCATGCAGGTGTTCTACAACACCCGCTTGGCGCGCCTTTGGGACAGCGCCCAAGAGATGACCAAGGCCAGCGAACTACAGGCGCGTGCCGAAGATTACCGCCTCGGTACCGCGCCCACTGGTGTGCTGATTCTTACCGCAGCGGTGGACACCCAGCACAACCGTCTGGAGCTGCTGGTGATCGGCTGGGGTGAAGGCTTGGAGCGCTGGGCTGTTGATCACCAGGTCATCATGGGTGATCCCTCTGATGAGCGCACCTGGCTGGCCCTGGACGAAATACTAAAGGCTCGGTACCGGCATACGTCCGGCGTCGAGATGGCTATCTGCGCGACAGCCGTTGACTCCGGCGGACACCACACCGATGAGGTGTATCAGTTCTGCCGGCTGCGCCGCTGGCGTAACGTCTTTGCGGTGAAGGGTGCCAGCAAGTCTGGCCGCCCGGTGATCGCCCAGCGTCCATCTCGCGTGGACGTTACCTGGAAGGGCACGACCGAGAAGCACGGTGCCGAACTCTGGATGGTCGGTACCGACACCGCTAAAGACTGGATCTACAACCGTTACCCGTTGAACGAAGGCCCTGGTGCGCTGCATTTCTCCAACGACCTGCCGGCAGATTTTTACGAGCAGGCGGTCGCAGAACGAAAGATTGCCCGCTACGTGAAGGGGCACAAGCGTATCGAGTGGGTGAAGGGCAAAGCTGATCGCAACGAGGCGTTGGACTTGCTGGTTTACAACCAAGCCATGGCTCAGTACCTCGGCCTGCATCGTTACAAAGAGGCGGAGTGGTCGAAGCTGCGCGCGGCGGTATCGCAGGGCAACTTGTTTGCCGATCTCGCTGCGTCGTCAGTCGTCGCCGATGATCCTGTACCAGCGTCCCGTCAGCCATCGCCAGCCCCTGCCGTACCCACTTCCCGCCGGCGCTCCTCGAGCAGCGGCTACCTGAACCGGCGATAACGCCAAGCGAGCCCTGCATGAGTAGCGCCCAACAGCGCCTGGCTGAAGTCCGGGCGTCGATTAAAGACATCCTCGAAAACGGGCAATCGGTTCGCAAGGGTGATAGGCAACTGGATCGCGCACAACTGGCCAGCCTTCGGATGCTCGAAGATCAGTACGTTAAACAGGCCTCCCAAGAAATTGCAGCCGAGTCGAAGCGTCCGCGCATCACCCGGCTCTACAGTCGCGGCAAGGGGGTCTGATGGCACGCACTACAACGCCAAAAAGAATCCGCGCGAGCTATGAGGGGGCCGGTACTGGTCGGCGCGCTGCCGATTGGGATGCCCCCGAGGGCGCGCTTAATACCATCGCCTTGCCGGCGTTGCCCGCTTTGCGCAAACGCTCACGGGCAGCGGTACGCAACGACCCCTATGCCTACAACGCCATTGATAAACGCGTCAGTAGCATCATCGGTACCGGCATTACGCCGCGCGCGATGATCGAAGATGCGCCGATTCGCAGCGCCCTTCGCAGGCTTTGGGAAGACTGGACGGATGAATCAGACGCCGATGGCCTGACCGACTTCTACGGTCAACAAGCACTGATCTCGCGCATGGTGGAGGAGAGCGGCGAGTGTTTCGTGCGGCTTCGCTACCGCAAGCGTGAGGACGGTTACGCCGTCCCGTTGCAGCTTCAACTGCTCGCGGCTGAGTACGTGCCACTAGATAAAAACTTTAAGACTCGCGCCGGCAATATCGTCCGCGCCGGCATTGAGTTCAACGGCATCGGCCAGCGCGTTGCTTACTGGATGTACGCCACGCACCCCGGCGATGCGCTAGCCAACAGTTACAGCTACAACGCCCTGCACCGGATAGCGGCCAGCGAGGTGTTGCACATCTTTGAGCCGACTGAGGGCGGCCAACTGCGTGGTGTTCCACGCTTGGCCCCGGTGCTGCTGCGGCTCAAATCGTTGGATAACTACGACGACGCGGTGCTGTTCCGGCAAGAGGTCTCCAACCTGTTCGCGGGCTTCATCACCAAACCGGCCGGCGAGGGTCCGCAAGCGCTCGATCCATTAACCGGGCAGCCCATCAAAGCGGACACCGATGGTGCGCCGCTGGTAGGGCTTGAGCCCGGCAGCATGCAAGAGCTGATGGAAGGCGAAGAGGTCAAATTCTCCGACCCGCCAGACGCCGGCAACACCTATGTCGACTTCATGCGACAGCAGCTACATGCCGCCGCAGCAGGCGTAGGGCTGCCCTATGAATTGCTGACGGGCGACATGGGCAACATCAGCGACCGGGTGTTGCGTGTGCTGCTTAACGATTTTCGCCGCCGCATCGAGCAGCTGCAGTTTGGCGTGTACGTGTTTCAGCTCTGCCGTCCTGTTCGTGCCGCGTGGCTCGACACGGCGGTGCTCTCCGGTGCCATCGCGCTGGCGGACTACAGCGCCCGCCGCCGCGACTACTTGCGCACGCGCTGGGTACCGCAGGGCTGGGCTTACATCCATCCGGTTCAGGACGTTGAAGGCAAGCTGAAAGAAATCAACGGCGGCCTTAACAGCCGCAGTGAGCACGTGCTGCGCACTGGTTATGACGCCGAGCAAATCGATGCTGAAAACGCCCAAGACAACGCCCGCGCCGAAAAGCTCGGGCTCCACTACACCACAGCCACAGCGATTCAGGTGGTAGATAAAGAGGAAGACCAATGACCCTCAAGCAAAACTTCCGGCTCGCCCTAGCCGTTGCCATGGCTGGTCTGGGCGTTTGTACCCTTGCCCAGCCCCGGATCATGAACAAGGCCGGTGGTCCGGATCTGCAGAACGAGCACTGGTACAGCATTCGTGCGGTCGGTGAGGCTGAGCAAAAGACCATTGAGGTCTACATCTACGGCGAGATCGGCTACTGGGGGATCACCTCAGGCGACTTCATTCGCGACCTCAAGTCCAAGGATGACGGCGTATCCCCGGTGGTGGTGTATTTCGACACCATCGGTGGCGACCTCTTTGACGGCATCGCCATCCATAACGCATTAACTGCGCTGGGCGAGCGGGCTACTTCGCGCATCGTTGGTGCCTGTTTCAGCTCTGGCAGCGTGGCCGCCTGTGGCGCTCACCGGGTAGAAATGGCCGACAATGCCCTGTTCATGATCCACAACCCGTGGACGTTCATGGCCGGTGGCAGCGATGAGCTGCGAAAGATGGCGGACATGATGGATAAGGCGCTGGAGGGCATCGTTGCCAGTTACCAGCGCCGGCCGCTGACCATTGATGAGGCTGAGTTGCGGCGCCTAATTGACGCCGAGACCTGGCTCACGCCAAGCGAGGCCAAGGAACTCGGCTTCGTGGACGAAGTGCTGGCCGGCAGCCTGCCGCAGGTCAGCAACTGCGTCCACGGCAAGATCCTCAACCGTTATCGCAACACCCCGCAGGCAGCCCGTGACTTGCTGGCCATTGCCACCCCAGAGCCGGATCCAACTCCCGAACCTGATCCGACTGAGCCGCTTGTAGATCCAGTGGCCCTTGCTGAGCAACTCACCGCCGACTGTCAGGCCGCAGGCTTGGGTAATGTTGCGGCGATCCTGATCAAGGCTAGCGGCCTGAAAAGTCAGGAAGCTGTCACCGCGCAACTGGTACGCGCCAAGGCAGTGCGCGACTTGTGTGTGCTGGCCAAGTTGCCGGGGGAGGCCACACAGCTGATCACCGATGGCCTAGACGCCGATGCAGCCCGGCTCAAGCTATTCGACAAAGTGGTAACCAACAGCAGCAAAGTCGAGCTCGACAACAAACCCCCGTTGGATGACCACCTCCCGGTGGTCGCCAGCAAAGCCGCAGACCCTGGCGCAATCTATGCCAGCCGCAAACCAAACGCCTCGAAAGGAGCGCATAAATGAGCATCAAGATTGAAGGCGTACACGCCGGTGAGTTCCTCCTTTCGGAGGCCAGCGGCACACGCAGCCGCGAAGAAGTCATCATCAGCGCCGGCAACGGCAAAGTCGCCGCCGGCACACTGATCGCCAAGATCACCAGCGCCAACGCCGCAGTGCCCACCGCCAAAGCGGGCAACGTGGGTAACGGTGTCTTGGGGGCTTTAGTCGTTGGCAGCCCAGCTGTTACCGGCACCTATGTGCTGGCCATCACGGCGGCAGTGGCCAACGGCGGTGCGTATTCGCTGGTTGACCCGACGGGTCGCGAAGTGGGTACCGGCACCGTAGGTGTCGCGTTCACGGGCGGCGGCTTGACCTTCACCCTGGCGGACGGTGCTGTCGACTTCGCCGTCAATGATGGCTTCACCATTGCCGTGAATGCCAACCTCGGCGAGTGGGCCCCTTACGATGATGATGGTGCCAACGATGGCCGCCGTGCCGCCAGCGGCATCCTGTTCGCACCTATCGACGCGACAACCAACGATATTCGCGCCGTGGCCGTAGTGCGCGATGCCGAAGTGATCGAGCGCCTGCTGAGCGGCTTGGATGCTGCTGGCGAAGTCGACTTGGCTGCCCTCGGTATTGTCATTCGAGCCTGAGCCACTGCCCCTCAACCCCTGACACCCTAAACCCCGCCATTGCGGGGTTTGTCATTTCTAGGAGCCCACCATGGCCGAGATTTCCATTTTTGAAGACGACGCGTTTAGCGTCACCTCGCTACTCGCTACCATCAACGAAGAGCACCAAATCCCTGGGCAGATCGCCGCATCGGGGCTGTTCACCGAAGAGGGCAGCACCACTGTCACCCAGCAGATCGAAAAGGACGGCGACGTACTTGAACTGGTAGCGGCGGCCCCACGTGGCGCACCAGGCCAAACGGTCATCGGCAGCAAGCGTCAACTGATCCCCTTTAACTGCGTTCACCTGCCGCAAACCTTTAGCATTCTGGCCGATGAGATTCAGGGCATTCGAGCCTTCGGCAGTCGCACTGAGTTGCAGGGGGTGCAGGATGTCGTCAATGCGCGCTTGAACAAAACCCGTCTACAGCTCGACTTGACTCACGAGTACCAGCGAATTGGTGCGATCAAAGGTCAGATTCTCGACAAGGACGGCAGTCTTCTGGTTGATCTCTTTCACCAGTTTGGCATCAAGCAGCAGAAGCTGAAGATGGACTTCGCCACCGTGGATGTCAGTGTTCGCGCCGGCGAAGCACTGGACATGCAAGAGGATGCCCTGGGTAATGCCACGGGTACCGGTGCGATTGCCTGGTGTGGCAAAAACTTCTGGGCTGACCTGATCTCGTCTGACTCGGTCAAGGAAACCTACCTCAATCACGAAGCTGCAGCATCGCTGCGCGGTGATCGCCGGCAAGGTTTCGAATTCGCTGGCGTGCTCTGGATTCGCTACCGTGGCAAGCTCGCTGGCGTGCCGTTCGTTGGTGATGACGATGCCTATCTGGTGCCAGAAGGTGTGCCGGGCCTGTTCAAAACCGTGTTCGCTCCGGCCAACTACATGGAAACGGTCAACACCTTGGGCGTGCCTTATTACGGCAAGCTGGAGCGTATGCCGTTCGATAAGGGTGTCGCTGGTGAGGCACAGTCGAATCCGTTGCACATGGGCACTCGCCCGCGCGGCAACATCAAACTGACCCGTTAACCATGGCTGGCTTCGGCAAAGCCTTGGCCAGTATGGATGCTGCAATCATGGCCAGCCTCAGCGATGGTAGTGGTGACTACCTGGCGGGTGTCGGTACTGTTCTGGCCAGTGGCCTGAGCATCATCCTCGACAAGGAAGTCGAGCGCCTCGATGTGCTCAGCGGCATGCTGGATAAGGCGGTGACCATCACCGTTCAGCGTCACTTGCTGCAGCCGTTTGACCGCAAGGGGGCCTTTCGCCTTGATCCGCAAGGCTGGGGCTCCGATGGCAAGACTTGGCACATCGACGGCATTGCCGCCGATGACGGCCACCTGATCACCTTCTTCGTCGTGCCCTGACCCGAGGTTAGAACATGCTTATCGACATGCAATCCGCCATCGTTGCGGAGCTGATCGCGCGGCTGGCGGCGGCTGATTTTGGTGGCGAGGTACTCGAAGACAGCGTGTTGCGCGTGCTCGACAGTGAGGACGAAACCCTGCCGGATGACTTTATCGTCATTCAGCCGGGGCAGACCGAGCAGGTTGAACGAGTGTCGCCGAGCAGTGTGCGCGAACGCGTCACCCTGAACATTACCGCCGTCACCAAGCAGCGTGGGTTTGCGCCTGTGCTGCGCCGCGCAAGGCTTGGCATCAAGGTCGCGCTCGCAGGCGTCAAGGCTGGGATAACACAGCAAGGCGTGCAACTCACTGTGTTTCAGACCGAGACCCCAATGCCGCCCGGTGAAGGTCGGCGTTGGGCCTGCCACGTCATGCCGCTGCAAATCACTTACCTGCAACCGCTCAAGTGAGCGGTAACGGAGCCATCGCCATGCAAAAAATCAGCGTCGCCGAGCCGTTTAACTACGGCCACGGCCCGGATGTTACCCACTACCCAGTGGGCCCGCACGAGGTCAGTCGCGCCGTGGCCGCTCACGCCAAAGCCAACGGTTTTATCGCTGCCGACAAGGCAGAGACAAAGCCCAAGGCCGAGGTGGCCAAGCAATGAAGCCGTCGACCCGCAAGCTGCATGAGGCGCTGTTGCGTCTCGCTAAGGGTGCCTGCACCGCTTGGGAAAGCTGGCTCAAAGAGCAAGCCCAGCCCGATTAATCCACACCATCATCCCGACCCACCGGGCACGCTGATCAGTCACGCCAAACGGCCTCACTGCTCGCCATGCCTCCCCGGATTAACTCAAATCCGAGGAGAGCTTACATGGCTCAGATTGACCGTTCTTTTGCGGGCGAGGGCATCATCTACGCCCGCGCCTATCAATCCAATGATCCGCTGCTGGATATCGGCAACTGCGACAGCTTCGACATCAGCTTTTCCAGTGACGTCAGCAAGCTGAAAAACTACCGAGGCGGCGGCGGCAACCGCAATATCCGTGAGGTGGTTAGCGATGTAACTGCCAAAATTGGCATGTACGACCTCACCGCTACCAACGTGGCGCGCGTCACCCGCTCGACCGTGGTGGCCGTAGCAGCCGGCGCGATCGTAAACGAAGTGCTGGCCTGTGCCGGTGTTGAGGGCGAGCTGATTCCCTTCAAAAACTTGCCAGATTTGACTGTTGCGCCGGTGATTAAAACGGCGGGCGACGTGGCCCTGGTTGCTGGCACCGACTACCTGTTGTCGCCGCACGGCATCCTCGTGACTGCCGCCAGCGGCATCACCGCCGCCGGCATCAAGGCCACTTACACCAAGCTGGCGGCCAGCGCCTTGCAGTTGCTCAACGGCAGCCAAGTGGAGCTGGAGTTCTACATTGCCGGCCTCAACGATGCCCAGTCCGGCGAGCCGTTCAGCCTGCGCCCACGCCGCGCCAAGCTAGGCTTGCTCTCTGAACTGAAAGTGTTCGGGCAGGAATACTTGAAGCTGGATGCCAGTGCCGAGTTGCTGGCTGACCCGTTGGTGCTTAGCTCCGACTTGTCGAAGTTCTGCGAAATGAAGATGGTTAACAAAGCGGCTTAATGCTGCTGGCCAAGGATGGCCACTATTCAGATTTAGCGAAGCGCTTGGCCATGTAGTCGAGCGCTTCTTGCTCCCCTGGGGTTACGTTCTTCTGCGTGCCAATAATGGTGCGACTGGCAGCGAGTAGTTTGCGCTTCACCGACTCGTCGCTCAGTTTGTTGATGCGGCCGACTGCGATCTTGAAGCTGTGCAGGCTCAGTGTGGCGGTGCGGTTGATGGCGTCGCTGGCTTGTGACTCCGTTATTCGCAGGTCATGCGTGAACACCTTGCAGGCTGCGGCCATGACCTTGCGTTCAGCGGCCCTCATTTGGCCATCGGCCTTGGCAATGAACACCAGTATGTCCAGAACTGGGAATTCGGGCGTCATCAGGCGCTCAAGCGTGTATCTGCTTGTCTGCTGGTATAGCGCATACAGATATGTGGGCAGATTCTCTTTCTCTACAACTTCGCCAGTCGCAGAGTCGTAGCACTCGCGGATGTCGAAAATGCGGAAACTCCGGTATTGATCACGCAGGTGGCAATGACCGGATATCGTGAACGGGTCGAAGTTCGTAACCGACACATCACGCTCTGTCGTCTCATCTGGGCCGCGCTGATAGCGAATATGCAGCGTGGCGATTATGTCTGCCGGATCTGGCATGGCCGTTCCTTGGTGGGTATTTATCTGGGTTTAGGTGTTCGATCTTAGCGGCCCCCGGCAATTGGGCGCTACCTTGGGTATCTGCCGGGTTTCGGAGCCGGAGTGGCGGTGGTAGATTCCCTGCCTTATTCGTAAGTGAGGGATGCCCAGTGCAATGTCCAAGTTGTGACTATGAAGCGCTGCAAACCGAGTTTGGTGAACCAATGCGATGTCCGGAATGTGGGGCTTACTATGAAAAAGCGGTGGCTTTGAAGCTGCGCAAAGAGACAGCCGCCAAGACCACTGGTCAGTCACTGACGCTTGGGGATATCGCCGCAAAGGTGGACTCGACACTGCGCTCAGCTGTTGACTTTGTCACTCCGGCTGCTGGTCAACTCAAGCAAGGTCTGGACGGCGCTCGGCAGGCTGTTGAAGTAGGCCGCGCTACCCGCGCATACGGCAAACTCTATTGCCCGTCCTGCGGCTCGGTAAATAACGGGAAGCGCCATGTACCGGGCTCTATCTGGATCGAGTTGGTGCTTTGGCTGTTTTTCTTAGTGCCTGGTCTGATCTACAGCATCTGGCGTTTGGCCTCAGCTAAGCAGGCCTGCTGTGTTTGCCAAACCCCCGGGCTGATCCCGAAAAGCTCACCTAGGGCCCAGCGTGAGCTAGGCAGCTGAAAGAAAAAGAACACCTTTAAAACACCCGCTCCGGCGGGTTTTTTTATACCTGGAGAAAAGTAATGGCCGGCATCAAAGAGCGCTTGATCCAGTTCGTGCTGCGCGGCAAAGACGAATTGTCGCCAGAGGCCAAGAAGAGTGCCGAAGCCCTTGAGGGTGTGCGTCAAGAAGCCGATGCGTTGGGCGCTGCGCTCGACTCGGCCAAGGATGCGCGAGGGCTGGTCAAGGGTTTGGAAAGTGCCCAGCGCGCCGCCACTCAGGCTGAGCGCTCGCTGGTACAGACGGATCTGCAGATCAAGGAGTTGCGCGACGCACTCACCGCCGCGCCGGAATCGGCGGGCCTGCAGCAGTCGCTGAAAGACGCCGAGCGCGAGTCGCGGCGTGCGCAAAAGGCGCTGGACGATCTACAGGACAAGTTGCGCGCGCAGGAAAAGGCCGCCAAAGCGGCCGGCATCGATACCAACAACCTAGCCGATGAAGAAAAGCGTCTCGCCGCCGAGGTCGACAAGGCCAAGACCGCGCTGGCTGGTAACACAGAGCAGCTTAAAGCCTTGCAGCGTGAGCAGGCGGCAGCCGCGCGCACGGCCGCCGAGCACACGTCGCGGCTTGAGTCCGCCCGCCAAACCATGTCGGCCGGCGCCAAGCAGGTGCTGGTGTTTGCAGCCGCCTACATCTCGCTCAATGCCGCCTTTGGCTTGGTGCAGAGCGGCCTGAACCTTGTCCGCGACGGCATCAACTCGATGCTGCAAACCGGCGACAAGTTCGAGCTGCTCGACAAGCGCATGGCCTCGCTGATGGGCAGCGTTGCCGGTGGCGAGCAGGCCACGGCGTGGATCAAACAGTTTGCCAAAACCACGCCGCTGGAAGTGGCGGACGTGACCGAGGCCTTTGCGCTGCTCAAATCCTACGGGCTCGACCCAATGGACGGCAGCTTGCAGGCCATCGTCGATAAAAACGAGCAGCTGGGCGGCGGCATGGAACGCCTCAAAGGCGTGTCGTCGGCGCTCGGCCAAGCCTTTGCCAAGCAGAAGTTACAGACCGAAGAGATTCTGCAGCTCATCGAGCGCGGCGTGCCGGTTTGGGGGCTGCTGGAGAAGGTCACGGGCAAGAACACCGTACAGCTGCAAAAGCTCGCCACTGAGGGGCGGCTGGGCAAAGACGTGATCAAGGCGCTCATCGATGAGATGGGCAAAAGCGCCGATGGCGCGGCCGCCGCGAACATGGGCACGCTGACCGGGCTGGTCAGTAACCTCAAGGATACCTGGTCAGACTTCCTTGATCGCATCTCCAAAAGCGGCGCGATGGATGCCGTTAAGACCAAGCTCAAAGACGTCGCCGACACCATCGACCAGATGGACAAAGATGGCCGGCTGGATAAGTTGGCCAAGGCTCTGAGCGATGCCTTTGTTCAGGGTGCGGTCAAGGTCGAAGAGTTTACCAAGCGCTTAGTTGGCGTCGACTTCAACAAGCTAACGGACGACAGCACCGCTTGGCTGAGTAACTTTGGCAGCAAAATTGACGAAATGGCGACCAGCGTATCGGCGTTCGTGATGCCGTTTCGCGCGCTGTTCAATGGGCTTACAGCAGGGCTTTCCGGTTTTGTAGGGCTGTTCACCAATAAGATTGGTGAGGTGCTTGGGGCCATCGCGATAGTTGCGGATAAGCTTCCTGATGCGCTGGGTGGCGATAAGCTGCGCGCCGCAGTGAAGGAAGCTCGCGATGTCATGGCTGGGATCACCGAAGGTCTTGTGGCGCAGGTTGAGCAGGACGGCAAGGACATCAACGCTGCCTGGGATGCAGCCAACGGCAAGATGACCGATTCAACCGAGGCTGCTACCGGCCAGCAGACCGCCATTGTTAAAGATGCTGCTGCTGAGCGTCGGGCCGTTGATCAGGCTGTCACTGATGAGGAAATCGCCAACCGCCAGCGCGCCAAACAAGCGATGGTCGATGCCGCAGCAACGGGCAAGGCCGCCATCACTGACATGGCCAGCGCCATGCAGTTGATCGACTCAACCAAGTCTGTGCAGCAAGTTGAAGGTCTACGGGCAGCGCTGCTCAAGGCTTACCAAGACGGCCGCATCAGCCAAGAGGACTATGCCAACGCCACCAACGTGCTCAACGCTAAGCTGAAAGATCTTGGCGGTTCCGCTGGTAGTGCTGCCGACGGGGTCTCTGACCTTGAGGAAAAACTCGGTGACTTGAAGTCAATTCAGACTGCCATCAGCAACGCCAAAACCGATGTCGACTTCAACAACATCACGGCGGCCCTGCGCAAACTGTACGGCGACGGCAAGATCACTGCGGCGCAATACAACGAGGAACTGAAAAAATCCGGCGAGCGTCATAAGGAACTCAAGGCGGCAGTCGATACCGGCAAAAAAAGCCAAGACGACAAAAACAAGTCAGACCGGGAGGCGATCAAGACCAGCGCTGAGCTGCGCAAAGAGTCCGGCAAGCGCATGGAAGAAGAGCGCCGCGCCAGTGGGCAGGCCATGGAAGAGCGGCGCAAGGGTGCCGAAAGCGCCAAGAGCGATATGTCCGCCATGGGCGACTTCTTTGGCGCGGTGCTGACTCGCGCCCGTGAGCCGCTGGCAAACATGAGCGCTGCGGCGCTGGAGGCCTTCGACAAGTTGCAAGGCATGTCCACTGTCGATATGAGCCTGGACACCGGCAGCCTCGACGAAACCACAGCCTCACTGGAGAAAGCCACCGAAGCGCTTGGGCAGATGCAGTCGGCCGCCAGTACCGTGGGCATGTCCGCCTTCGGTACGTGGATGACGACCACCGCTGTGCGCAGCCAAGGGCTGCAAGTGCAGTTTCTGCAACAAAAGGCCGCGCTACAACAGCTTATGGAAGGCTACGAAAAAGGCAGCATTCGGATTGAGGATTTTGTCAGCGGTGCTAACTCGGCACGCAGCTCGTTAAATCTGCTGAATGACTCCGACCTGCGCACGCTGGAAGGTGCAATCGAGGGCGCTCGGCAGAAAATGCAGCAGCTGCAAGAGGGCAGCAAAGCCACCCTCGCCAGCTTGAGCGAAGAGCTGATGGGCCTGCGTGGTGAGACCGAAGCGTTGGAGCGCAGCAAGTTCGCCAGTCGCCGTGCCGACTTGCAGCGGCAGATTGCCGATGCGCAGAAGGGCGGTGACGCCACCTCGGTGGCAAACCTGCAACAGGCCATGCGCACGCTACGGCAGATCGAGTCGGAAACCGGCCAGAAGCGGCAGCAGGATGAACAGCAAAAGCGTGTCGATGCTGCCAATGCCATCGCCAAGTCTGCTCAGCCAGCAGCAAACCAAGCGCCTGCACAGATCATCCGCCTGCAGCCCGCCAAGGGCCCTGCGGTGGATGTGGCCGTGCAAAGTGATGATGATAAAACCAACCTGCTCAGCGTGCTGGAAAGCGCCGGATTAAGGAGTCTCTGATGTGGCTGGGAGCAATTGAGCTAGACGACCAGTTTGAATGGACCGATGAGTTCGAGTGGGACGCTGTGGCTCAAGAGCAGGAACGCTCACTCAACGGCAAGTTGATCGTGCAAGAGGGCGTCAAGGTGTACGGCCGCCCGATCACTCTGGCCAGCAATGGCGGGGTATGGACGCCGCTGTCGGTGGTTCGCCAGCTCGAGGCGTTGCGTGATCAGCGCGGCTTGGTGATGGCGCTGACCCTGCCGGATGGCCGCCAGCACTCGGTGATTTTCAACCGGGCTAACGGTGCGCCGCTGGAGGCTAAGCAGATTCACCGGCTGGTTAATCCGCCCCCGGATGAGCCTTATGAAGTAACCCTGCGCCTGATCAGCGTGGCACCGCCTGCGCCTTGATCCACACACCTTAACCAAACCCGCCCCGGCGGGTTTTTTTACGCCCAAAGGAAAGCCCGATGACCATCAGCGTCGCCGACGTAAAACTGCTAAAAAGCCAGCGCCTGACCGATGAGGAAGATGGCGGCGGGCGTGCCACCGGCCAAGCCGTGGTGGATGCCGAGATCAATAACCTGTTCCCGGACATCTCGCGCCTCGACCGCACCATCGGCCGCATCAACTTGCGCAAGGTGTTTGCCGGCGTCAGCACCACCAATGCAGACCCGTATCTAGGCGCGCATGCCATCGTCACTCAAGCCCCGGCTGACCCTCGGGTTTCGGTGTTGCTGTTTAACACCGGCGGCCAGACCGATGAGCGCAAGGATGCCCGCAACGCTATCGAGTCGTTTGTGGTGCCCACGGTATCGGCGCCGGTCGAGCTGCTG